AAGTGCAATCGGTATGACCTCGTCTAATACTGGTTGCATAGCTTTAAACATTCCTTCCTGTAGAACGTTGTCAAACTCTATAAATGGTTTTTCTTTTCTTAAATAATCTTCTACTAATGAATGGAAGTTGGTTCCACGTTTAGTTGCTTGTGCAGTAATCTTGTTTGCAGTCTCTTCACCTACACGTTTTCTCCATAACTTGATATGGTCACGTGATAGTAGACCAGTGACACTCGTGACACTTGGGTAGTAGAAACTTCCGTTTGTATCAGTGTAGTATCTCTTACCATCTTTGTTTGTTGTTTTTAAATCTAATAACTCTAAGTCTGCTAAATCTACTAAAGTTGTTTTTAATTGTGTCATGTATCTATTTTACTTCTTTCTTGACTGTATGTCAATATGCTTTTGTATAGTATCTCTTGTCTTCACTTCTTTTGCAGACTTTCGGTGATACCTTTCACCTAATGGTGTGTCGATATTGTTAGAAGCAATCTTAGACATTACTTCTTGAAAACCACTGTCGGTTTTAACTCTATCCCCATGTCCACCAACTGTATCGGGTGCAGTGAGGATAACTTGTTTGAGGTGTGGATTGTCTTCTTTGAATTGGTCTAACTTAGTGTAAGACATAATTCTCTCTTCGATACAATCTGTTTCTAAATTTTGGAATGTGTAAGTCGGCATTATATTCCTCTAGATTGTATATGATTTTCTACAATCGATTTGACTTTCTTTTCGGAATACCAAATACCACTGAACATTGATTCAGTGCCGTCTTCCCATTCAACGTGATATCTTTTATAACCGAATGGTCTATCTGAAAAGATTCTAATATCACCATAACTTTCAACTAACACTCTCATACTATACTCATAAATTGTGGGACTGGTCTGTCTGTCCACTTTGCAAATTCTTTTTTGTAGATTGCATAATATTTATGGTATGCATCAAGTGTCGATTCTGACTTAACGTCATCAGGCATACACTGAGGTGGTTCCGACCATTCCCCAAGTGTTATGTTATGTGGTAATCTATTGAGTAGACCCCTTAGTTTGCTATCAGTTAAGTGTGTCTTTTCATAACGATAAGTATATTCATCACATAGTGCAGTAAACATATCGTATGCATACTGATACTGAACTGCATTTTCTCTGACCCAACGTGTAGAAGGGTGATTGATATGAGAAGCTTTGTATAGAACTTCGTCCATATTAGAATTTTCCAGTTCCCACCTTTGGATTCTACGTCCACTAGAAGAATCTGTATATTGTTCTCCATCTAACATTCTATGTGCAGTGGATAACATTTGTGCATACTCGATAATCATTTTGACTACGTGTTTGTCACAATGCAGTTCTGCACTTCTCCAAGGGTCTTCATGTAAATAAAATAAATTCATAATTGTTTAATCTTTGATAAGAACTCTTCGACATTTTCCCATGTCAAGTGTCCAACAACATCTTCAGTTATACCACTAGTATAACACAACTCTTCTCCTTCGAGAACCGCTAATTCCCATAAACCACTCTTACCACCATAACTTCCGTCATGTTTAACTACCGAAGCACCATAACCATTTGGAAATTTGTAAACATGTTGCACTCCATTCATAACATAGTTAGTCTCTTTTAAAGACTTCCTAAAAGGACTGTCACTCTTCTGACTTGCCTCTAATGGATTTAACAATACTCTCTCTCGTCTTGAGAGTTGTTTGTTTACTTCTTTATCATACATATTACAGTCCCCAAATAAATGCTAAGGGTATAAAAATATATAATCCCCAAATTAGTTTTTCTACTCTATCGAATTGTTCTTTTGTCGGCATGTTTTTCTCCTTCGTTATCATCATATGGACAACCATTGTGTCCTATCATTGATTTGTTTTTTTGTTCTTCTCTCCACCTTAAAAAGTCTATTGCAACTTCTCTAGTTGTGTGGGTTAGTGTTGATACCATTTCTCGTTTCATTTGTAAAAGATGTGTTCGTTGATAACTACAGTCTCATTCAATGAGTCTGCCCAATATGGATTAACGTATACACTATGGTAGTGTGTTGCACCTTCAGTGATATCTCCGTATGCACCTTGCACTACGTTCCTTGCAATGTTGAGTGAAGACAACCACGTTGGACTATCCACTGGGTCGTCTGACTTACCATCACAGAACCAACTGAACTGACACTTATTCCTTATAGGAACTTCATTACCTTTCCAGTTTGTTTTCCATTTTGCTTGATAGACAACACCACATACAGTTGTTGGGTAGTTAGGGTGTTGAGTCCTATTCAACACTACTTGTGACACTGCAATCTTACCTGCGAGTGGTTGATTACCTGCTTCAAAATAAATGTTTTGTGCAAGACAAAAAATCTCGTTGTTAGCATCTGAGGCTTCTACCTTCATTGATAATGCACCCGTTAGGAAACCTAGTAATGCACCAAATAGTAAATAGTAATATCTCATTTTTAATTCAGTCTTCATAATAACTCCTATAGTTGAAATAAAATTAATGATAAGAGAAATCCAAATAACATTCCCATCATAAAGGAATTCATCATATCGTTTTGATTATACATTATGCAACTTCCCTTTGTCCGTTCCAGTTCTCACCATTACGATTAAAGTTGTCAACAATCATATCAACAACCTCTGTTGCATTGTAAGAAGTTCCACCGATATTCCATTGACATTCTTCGAGAGGAACATACCCATACTTCCATGCATAGATAGTGACTGTTTCATATTCCCAGTCGTCATAATCAATCTCGTCAACATTGTTTGCATCATAATACTTTGCATCAATGACCCACTCACATGACACTTTGTCATATGGGTCTGCACTAGTGAACGTTGGAGGCCCCAACACTGCAACCAACCTGTCGTAGGTTGTGAATTTATATCCCTTAAGGGAAGTCCCACCCGAACACATATCGGGGGAACAAACTTCGTAATCTTTAATTATCATAACTTTCTCCTATCTTAAATAATCGGGGCCGTATTTTCTCATACCAGTAATTTGGTATCCATCGAAAAGGTTTCCCCTTGGTGCATTCAACGCTGGTGTATTCCAACCAGCAGACATTAATACGTCACCACATTTGAATGTGATTCCACTTGATTTAGTCCATTCTGCTTTGTTAATGAAACCCCAAACTGATTGTTGGTTTCCACTGTTCATAATGACTTTGATATACTTCCTAGACACTTTGTAAAAGTAAGAATACTCTGTAAGTGTTGGGTATTGTCTTAAGTGTTCCTCGGTTAAGTCTGCAACCAGTTTGTCACATAGTTGTGATAACTCTTGTTCGGTATTAACCTCGTTTACTAATTCTGAAAGTTTCATATTATCTCCTTGTTTTTTCATTATATACATAGTATAACAAAAAGTGACACCCATTGTCAAGTTTTTTCTTATGAATATCCAAAGTTTCTTTGTTGTTCTGCAAGACGTTCTAAGGTTGAAGGTGACATATTACGACCAAGTGTTATATTACAATCTTGACAATACCAACCTTCAAATGCACCCGTTTCGTGATTGTGATTTAAACAAAACACACCATTCTTTTTATATTTGTTGGTAATACCTCTAATCTCTTTTTCATTTTTCAAACAGCCTGGGCAAGTGTAATCACTGGGTAAGGGGTGTTCTTTCCTTAATTTTCTAATAACTGTATTCTGTTTGTGTTTACACTTTTTACATTCATTTCTACGTTGACCTTGATTATCTCCGTCTACATCTTCGTATGAGTGTTCTTTACCTATACGTAAACCAAAATCTTCAATAGGTAATACTTTTTCACATACAGAACAAGTTTTAGTAATCTCTACTTCTTCTGGCCCAAATACTGTATTACGTATTAGTTTCACTTATCTTTCTTTTCCCATGGGAAAGGTTTGTTGATGTGTAATCCTACAAATACCATACTAAGCATAATGATACATAGTAAGGTTCCACCTAAAAATCCAATTTCCATATTATCCCCCTTTAAATTTCGATAGGAATAGAAGGGTGGTCTATACCATACTCATCTAAGTAAGTATAAACTGCTTCTGTTTCCATATCAGTTAAGTCTGAGAAAGATTTAAAACTAGTCCATGTAGTTCCAATAGTGACAAGTTTATTTCCAGCAGTCACAGCTGCATTCCATAACTCATCATTCTTAGGGAATAGTTCATTCTTCTCTGCAAGTGTTATGAGATTTCTACCCATACGCACAATCTTATCTTCGTTTCTAGTATAGATTGACATATTAACACCCACTCGTTGTGTGTGCATATGCATCGGGACAATCTTTGACCCCACACATACATATATCTTCAAACATGTCACCTTGATTAGGGTTCATGTCTTGTGCATTAGTTGTTCCGTAAGTTGCAAGATTTATAACATCATCTGCTGATAACTTACCACCTGTTTGTTGTGCAATTAGTTTTGCATTTTCGTAATCTAAACTCATTTTAATCTCCTTTAATTTTCTATACTGTTAGTATACTAAAAAGTTGGAGTCAAAGTCAAGGGGTTTTATAGATTCTTTTGGATTTCGTCCAGTTCTTGGATTTTCTTATTGATTATTTCGATACGATTAGGCCAGTAGATGTATTCCTTATCTGAATCCTTTGCAAGATTCTCAAGGAGTGGTCTAATAAAGTTATCTAAGTTATTGATTACTTCCGTTGCAGAAGTAGTCTTTTCTATTATCTTAGTGTCAACTGACGCAAGTTCGTCAGCGTCCATTGCAGTAAAACCAAAATCGTTGTATTCTATACTCATAGTATTATTTAGTAAACCTATCCATGTCTCTGAGTGTTTCTTTATCACTCTGAACACTTTGGTAGTTTGCATGTGCTTGTAGTGTCACGTCTGTTATTTCATATTCGGGATAAGACGTAATCAGTTTATAAATTAATCCAGCAACGTCTTGGTGTTTAACACTAGGTAGATTCTCGTCATTAAGAAGACCTAAATTGATTGTAGTCATTTTGTATCTCTTCTTAGAGTTGTAAGATAGATTATCTGCAAGGTGATTGAGTTGTGCTTTCTCACTTGCATATTCATAACCTTTTGATATGTTCGGTTTAGCTGCACGACTGGAGATATTGATAATATATTTTGTCTTCTCACCTTCCCATGCTCTATGTGTAATACCGAGTATCTTTGCTTGGTCTTGGTGTGCAAGATTGATTAGAACGTCACAAGGTCTATGACCATTGTATATCCAACAATTCTCTCCGTTCATTGTAATGTCTTCACAACGAATAGGAGTCACTTCAAAAGTTCTTCCTTGGTGTGGGGTTGATTCAAGTGTTCCTTTTATAATCTTTGCAAGACCACTAGTTCCTGTTATTGCTATTCTCATTATTCAATCCAATCTATATTAATATTCACTCTGATATTTTCGTCTGTCTGTCCGACACTACGATGTTTAATATCTCCATTGAAGACAACTAAAGAATTTTCAATTGATTCTAATTTAGTTCCGTCTTCTAATTCTGTATAACCATTGCAAGTGTTTATACTTAAAATCCCAACTGTATGTTGTTCATTCATATCCACATGATATCTACACTTAGGATAATTCTCTTCACCTCTAAGTGTCTGTCTTGGGTGACAGTTTATTTTCATACGAATTAATTTAGTCATAGGTATCCGACTTACTATTGGAACACCTATCTCTTGAAACATTCCAGTGTCAACAACTTCTTCATTATTTACTATGACTGTTGCAAAAAGAAACCCCTCTGTATCTTGGGGGTCTGTCATTGCATGTCTATAGAACCATGGGAAGTTTCCACCCATTAAGTCTTTCTGTAAATCTTCGAATATCTCTCTTGGTAGAAAGTTATCTATTCTTTGGTGATTCATAATAATCTTTTATAATATCAAATGACGGCTTACCAAATAAACTTCCGTCTACACTACACTTGTTGCACGGGGACTTACTTCGGTCTCCCTTCATTAAACGTTTCCTAATCTTTGTCATAGGTTTAGAGAACCATACGTCATGTAAAGACATAGTCAATAGATTACCTACGACATGTTCTCTTCCCCAATCATTAGAACAGAACAATACGTCTCCGTTCCAATCGACAAACATTTTATAGAAAGGGTAGTGACATGGTTTACCTTTTAGATTCTCTACAGTGTCGTCTTCAACACCAACCCAATCAACGACACCACTACGATTGTTAAGTATTAGTCCGTGTTTCTCAAAGTCTCCCCAATGCATTCTGTATCTGTATTGGTCTTCATGCACTCTTGCATCTGCCATCATAGTGTCGAAGTGTTGCATTTGTTCTATCCCGTCATACAGATTGATATACAATAAATCTAATCCACTCCTATACAATCCGTTAATGTAATCTATGTCTAACTTATCTCCGTTAGTATTACACTCCAGTGTTGCATAAGGTAAGTTATATCTAAACACCTTTACGATTTCTATGAAGTCGGGGTTAAGTAAGTTCTCACCAAACCCACTAAAGGATATCTTACCTCTGAATCCATTGTCTGCAAGTTCTTCTGCAATCGTTGTTGCACCTTTAATGGTTAAATGTAGGTTTCTGTTAGGGAAAACTTTAGGGTCGTGTCGTGGACAAAACACACAAGTTCTATTACAAAGTTCTGTAGTGTTAATCTCTACAGTGAGAATAGAATCTAAAGGTGACTTACCTTGGACTGAGTTCCAATGAAGTTCTTCCTGTTTTTTCCTATGTTCAAGAAAATCGAATTGGTCAACTGCTGTAATTGGGATATTTCTAGATTCCATGGTTTAACAGAGACTACACTTGATGTGTCTTTCTGTTCCTGTTTGTTTTTCACTTTGATATTCATAACGAATTTTATCTCCTATATTAAAAAAGTTAGAGGGATATGCAATGAACACTGAACATGTTAACTCGTCTAGTTGTTCACTCATAGGATTCCCTCCAATCTTATAATAGTATGTAGGTAGATAGTTAGGGGGTGTTTCGGTGTCTAAGTGTAGACATGATATGAGAAGAGAGTTATCTTCTTCATACACAATTACTTCTTCCTTATAAAGAAGACCACTCTTCATGGCATATGCATAAGGGATTTCTAAACGAATTCCCTCATGGTTTAATTGTGATTGATATCTAGGACTTACTGGGTGAATAGGTTTTACTTCTGAATCTTTAGAAGTATCCACCATCTCGTCTATCATCATCGTCTTCTCCTTTTACTGTTTCAGTTGCACTAACAAATTCATCAGTTTCTTGTAAAGACTCGATTAGACTTTCTGTTTGAGTTGCAATACTTTCAATCATTGCATCTTTAGTATCAGTTGTTGACACTTCAAAGTTTAGACCTTCTGCAACTTCTTTAATCTTAGATTTAGTCATTCCCTTTAGTTCGTCTGCACTAGGGATAACTAACTCTTCATACTCCTCTTCAACTTCTTGTTCTTTTGCAGCGTCAATTTTTGCTTGAACTGACTCAATCATTTCTTCTTCAGAAGAGTAAGTGTTAATTTTTTGTTCTTGTGAAATAGGTGCTTCTATACTATCACCAGTTTTCAATGTCTTCTTACCAACGTTAGTATTTGTAATAGGGACTGCACCAGTTGTTGCTGGTTTAGCATAAGTAGGTTCTGTTGTAGTGTCTTCTTCTGCAACCTTTATATCAGGCATTGTGTCTTCACCACTTGTCCATGCACCACTGTAAATTTCTTTACCTTCTTGTTCTGCAGTATCTTCAAATGATTGATTGAATTGTTCTTCGTCAATGTCGTCTATCTCTGCTTCGTGTTTAACTGATTCTACTTCTTCTAAGAATGCTTCAATACCTTTTGCATCTTCGGGAACTGGTAATTCAATTGTAATAGTTTCATCTTCTATTGGTAAATCAAATCCGTCTTCTTCTGATTCATCACTTCCGAATAACATTTCTTCTTGAGGAACTTCTGTTTCTGTTTGTTCTTCCCAAGTGTTAACTGATTCCTTTGCTTCTTCTATGTAATCGTTAAAACCTTCGTCTGTCGATATAGGTGCAACGTTAGTCACTGGTGGTTGAGTGTTTGACTCACCTTCGGGATTAAGAAGTCTTGCCATTTCAAATGCTTTAGAAGTCTTCTTAGGTGTTTCAGTCCTAGTTCCCTTTTGAATTGTTTGAGGTGGTATTGTGACTCCATGGTCTGCAGCGAGTGTTGCAGCTTCTTCTTTAGTAAGTTCTACAAATCCGTCTGCATTTAAGTCACCTGCTTTAACACCAATTACTCCATCACCATTTAAGTCAACATTAACTCCATGTGACGCAAGGATTGCTTCTAGTTGTGCAACTTTAATCTCCTCTGCTTTTCTTAGTTTACGTTGGTCTCTAATTTTGTCAACTAATTCTGCTTTCTCTTTTTCGATTGCTTCTGCTTTTGCAATTCTATCTGCTTCAACCAATGAATTCAATTGTCTTTGTGCAGTCTCAACTGCAAGATTGTAATCGGTTAGACCTTTGTTGATTTCGTTCCTTACTCCAATCACTGCATCAAGTTCGTCAATTTTAATTTGACCACTCTTTAAGTGTAATTGTAATAGGGTAGATATTGCTTGTGCAGAACTAGGTGCAAGTGCAATCTTGTAATTTGCAATACGTTGCTGAACTCGTTCCAGTTCAGTTGGTTCTGTAGTTGCTTGCTCTGAGGCAAACGTTGGGTTCACATTGTTGTCCATTCTTTATACTCCATGGAGTCCTACTCGACTAGAAGTTTACACATAGAAGTTAATATTAAACTTCCTTTTATTTTATGTATAGTCTCTGAGGACATTAATATTTATTTATTTTATAACTTCGGGGAAGGCTTTTTGAGCAACATTTTTAGTAATGTTCTTAAATGGCCATACTCCGTCTTTTACCAATTCCATTAACTCTGCTTCTTTCTTTGGTATTCCTTCTAACAGTTGAATCCACATTGTCTCTCTACGAGTTTGTGAAACCTCTTCTGTGCAAAAGTATTTGAATAGTCTTGTTTCAAATCTTAGACTTGTTGGTGCAAGGTCTGTAGAGGGTGCATCATCTTGATTGTAAGGTGTCTTACCTTCGGGTAGTGTTGACACAATGTTGTCGTCAAATACCCATTGCAATACAAATCTCACTGCAACATTTCTTTCACTGAATACTCTGATACCTTGGGCAGCTAAGTCTTCAGAATCTTTTCCAACAATCTCTGCTTGACATAGTATTTCATATACGTCTGCATCGTTTGTTAATTCCTTTCTCTCTGTAATGAGTTCTAGTTTTGGTTTATTGGGAGCACCCTTCGGTCTTCCCCTTCCTTTTTTCTTTGTTTCCGTCATAACGAAAAATCTCCTATGTTATCTAACAACTCATTTAATCTATGAGTTCTTAGGTAGTCAAAAACTTTACCTCTTACAGGTGCAGTCTTTTCAAATTCACTTAAAATGCTATCTTCCACATTCGGTGGAATGAAATCAAAATCGATAAGTGTTTGATTTCTTAAATAGTTCCTATAGTATTTATCGTCATTTTCAATCGATATTCTGAGATACTTATCTTTGATTGGTTTACGTAATGGTGTCTGTCTGATTCCTTCTACCATACAATCGTCACTTGAGAGTATGTTAGGGATTCCATCTGACTTATCACCCGTTAATATATGTTCTTTTAAAAAGAGTTGTGGGTTAACACAATCGATAAACTTGTTTAGATTAGGACTCCACTGTCTCACATCATCATATGCATGTAATTGTTGGAAGTCTTTATCACCACTCACAATGAGAACTGGTTCCTTTGCATGTTTAACTAACACTGCAATGATATCGTCTGCTTCACACTTCTCAACATACATGTATCTGTATGGAAAGTTATCTCTAAGTTCGTCTTTGATTACCTGTAGTGTGTCAAAGATTGTTCCCCAATCCTTATCATCTGCATCACGAGCTTTCTTTCTGTTTGCTTTATACTGAGGATAGTATTCTCTCCTCCATGGATTACCTGCGTCTGTGCAAAGAACTATCTGTCCGTATTCGGGTGCATATTTCTTTTGGTAATTTCTAATTGAATTGAGAATCATTGGACGAAGTTTTGCTTCGTTTAATTCACCACCATTCAGTTTCAACTGAACCATCAAACCAGCAATTATGGTTTGAGTAAAATCTATAAGTATCATCTAATCACTTTTATCAATAATGTATTTTTAGTAAGTAAATCGTTTCCGTCTTTTAATTTAGAACGAGGTATCTCGTCTATAAAATTCTTTGCAATAATATTACCACCTTTATATATTCTATCAAGCAACTTCATATCTGTCAAGGTCTTTTCTTGACATGAATCGAAATCAATAATTCTTGACCCTTTAACTGATAGACCACCATAGGTTTCAAACTTAGTGAACTTCTTACTTGCAATATTATAAGTGAACAAATGTGTTGCACGAATAATTTCTTCGGGGTCAATCGAATGATACTTTCCATGTTGTTTTAGAAACGGAAGTTTACTGACTAACTGTTTTGGTGATTTAGGTTTACGTGGTTTCTTTATAGGTTTGTATTCAGAGACATATTTGTCTATGTCTTTTTCAAACAACTCTAAGTGTTTAATAATTTTTACTTTCTGTTTAGGTGTTAAAAAGTTATAAGCTTCTTCTAACTGTTCACACGATTCTTCGTTCTTAATCTCATACACGATATCTTGTGTGAATCCTTTCATATACTTGACTACCTTTCCACTGTATTCAAGTTTCGTTAAATAGTTATACATAGAAAAAGAAGTTGTCTTCTTATCCATTAGTTTATCTATTTGTGATTCTACTTCGTCCAAGGCACGTTCTGCCTTTGTTTGCATTCGTTCTTGGATTGTTGGTTTATTAATTACAATACTCATAAAATAAATTATAACAAAAAGTTTATATCATTGTCAACCTAGTTTTCTTCAGCAGTATCGTGTTTGTTGGTCAATAGGAATTTCCTAGACGGGTTAATCATTAAGTTTGCACGATTCATAAAATCTCTATTTGCAAGAAAAGGGATTTTACCTCTTTGGTCTAAACTGACTTCTTGTTCATATATAGTATTTAAGAAGTTTAACTCACACTTAACCACTGGTCTAGTTTCAGCAGGTTTGAGTAATGTAAGTTTTCTGACCAAAGGTTTTTTATACTTCTTACCATTACGTGTGAAGTGAACAACCTTACCTTTAATCTCATAAGAGTCTGCGTGAAGGGCACAAGCAGCTGCACTGTTCCCAGTGTCTAGCTTTGCAGTCATCGTCTCACCATCGACCTCTATGGTCTCGAGAACACCACATTCAGTTGCACTCTTCTTCCATATGTTTCTGTCCATGTAGTCTTCTACAATTGTTTCACAAACTTCTTTACCAATCGCATCAGAGATTCCTTGGGAACCTGGCGACTGGTTGACTTCTAACATATAAGGTGAATCCTTTTCTCTGTTCTTCGCAGGAATAAAGTCAACACCAACCCATTGTCCGTTTACTGCTTTTGCAGCGATAAGACAAGTTTCTTTTTCTAGTTCTGTTAGTTCAATCTCTTCTGCTTCTGCACCTTGTGAAATGTTAGAACGGAAATCGTCAATGATTTTATTTCTTCTCATTGCACCTATGATTCGTTTGTTATTAATCATAACACGAACATCATATTCCATTTCAATATATTCTTGAATTAGGATATCACAATTAGGGTCAATCTTATACACTAGACTCACTGTAGACTGCAGAGAACGTTCCGTTTCAACAAGTAATACACCAACTCCCTTTGCACCTTGAAGTGTCTTTAGAACCATTGGGAATTCGTTTCCTAGTCTTTTTGCAGCTAAGTCTACAGTCTCAGAATCTTCGTTTGGAATCAAAACTGTTTTTGGTTGGTTCATTCCAATTTCTTGTAGTCTCAAATAAGTTCTAAACTTATCTGCACACACTTCGATACACTCCCTTGAATTAACTACAGGGAATCCGTATCTTTCTATCTGACTGATTAAATCTAAGTATGAATCTTTTGCTGTGACAGCACCACGAACCATAACAAGTGTATCTGCATCTAATTCAAATCCTTTTTCGTCATCTTGGTTGTGTATGGTAATAGTTCCGTTATCGTCACGTTCAATGTATGCACCATTCACTTTAACACTATACACTTCACAACCTTGTTCCTTTGCAATGGTGAATAGTTTACTGGAAGTTGAACTGGGTTTCTTTACTACAGGTTTGTCTGCATTCTTCTTTGCCTTCTTGACCATGCGACGTTCTGCAATGACTACAAGTCGGTATGGTTTATCACTAGTTTTTTCCTCAGTGATGAGTTCGTTGAAAGATAACAAGTTTTTATTCCTCATGTTTTATTAACTGGACAAATTTTTCTGCGTCAATCACCACTAATGGTTTATGACGATTCCTTTTTATAACTACAAGGGGTTCATACCCTTTGCAGTTTTCAGAAGCTTGTTCGTATGCTTTCCATACGTTAACTGCTTCTTGATTCTTACATTCTATACTAAATGGAAAAACGTCTCGACTCTGTTTACCGAGAATTATGTCTTCCCCTTGTGAACCCATAGGTCTTGATTCTAAATCCTCTGAATCGAGTCCTAGTGTCTCTACAAGGACATTTGCAAACCACTGTTGTAGTTTTCTTCCTTTAGCTTTTGCTGATGATGTTTTCATTGAATTGCACACTCACTCCACAACCACATGCTGATTGTTCATTTGGATTTATAAATTTAAAAAATTCATTTAATCCTTCTTTAATATAATCTAATGTCATTCCTTCTAAAAAGGGTTGACTGTTTTTATCTATAAGAAAAGAGAACTTACCATAGTCTATGACTTCGTCTCCCTCTTGATAATTGTCTTCTGCAAAAACATATTCGAAACCAGCACAACCACCACCAGTGACACCAAGTCTTACTGACTCAACTTTTCTTTCTAGTAGTTTTTGGATTGCAATGTCTGAAACCTCTATCATAGAGTTATTTATGTTAATTGTCTTTCTTCTTAGGGTAGTTCGTTCTTTTATCTGCAATTAATTCAAAAGGAATATGAATGTCTTGGTCTTCGGGAATATATAAATGATTAATCTCTGAACGATTGCATGTAGAGATTGCGTCATAGATATTCTCTACAAGTGATTCACCACCTAGATTAAATGAAGTATTAAATATAATCGGTGTCCCTGTTAATTCACCAAACCCTTTAATTAAATTATAATAATTAGGATTCTGTTCTTCGGTCACTGTCTGTATACGACATGTTCCGTCTGCGTGAACCAGTGAAGGAATCTCGTCATATGCTTTTTGTTTTGCTTGAATCGCAAAAGACATGTTCGGTGATTCTTTAAGTTGCAACATTTCGAAATACTCATGAGCTCTTTCTGCAAGGATTGAACCTGCGAAGGGACGATAGTCTTCACGTTTCTTAACTTCATTAACAATCTGTTTTGCATGTGGGTGACGTGGGTCAAAAAGAATACTACGATTACCCAATGCACGAGGCCCCCACTCGGAAGTGTTCTGAAACATTCCAACGATTTGTTTGTTCTCGATTATCTCTTCTAGAACGTCATTTAAATTTCTATGTATCCGTGTTAGTAGCATTATTCTCTTCTCCAGTTTTCATTAAATATTCTAAGTGTATACAAGCACCAAAAGCAGTTCCTCCGTCATGCGGAATGGGGTCTACGTAAAATTGGTGTTCGGGGAAACGACTTAAATATTTGTAGTTGTTCGTGCAGTTGAGTGCGTATCCACCACTTAATAATATATTCTTACAGTCGGGATTCATGTCGATTCCTTTTTGAATTGTTTTACAAGTCTCTTCAAATGCATTGAGTTCTAACTCTTGTGATATTGAGAATTTATTAAAACGTTTATAATCTGAATCAACAATACCATAACTTGCCATACCCATGACCTTTCCTGCGGCACGTCCTTGGTCGTCACAACCCAGTGCATGACTCATATTACTGAAGTCCATACCATTGGACGCACGTGACGTATATTCATAAAGAACTCCGTCTACGTCCTCTACGAGGTTCTCACCCATATAATCTAGTGTTCCTTCCTGTTGATTCGGAAAGTTTGAACCTTTTAAATCACCAAGGAATCTATGATTACTTGATAAGACCCATTGACGTTTTGCTGGTTGGTCGGGTGTCATTCGATAGATAGACTCAATCTCTTGATAACCCGCCATAGTGTCATAGTTCAATCTTGCACCACCTCCGTCCATGACGATTGCGATTGCGTCTTCCTTTTGTTCTATATACGGACTTAAGTGATAACCACAATATGCGTGATACAGGTGGTGTTCAAACCAAAAATAATAATCGTCTACACCTTCGAACTGACCTGCGAACCCGTCATGAATATATTCCTCTACGTGTTCACCACCAAAACCTATTCCGTCAACGATACCAAACTCACCAAACTTCTCACAAAAGTCTTCACACCTTTGATTGGTCATAGGTTCACTACGAACATAATCTGCAACCTCAATAGACAACATACGATTCTCCATGAGTTTCTCATTATTAATGTGGAGTTGGATATTACGTCTGTCAAAACTTGCCATGACCAGTTTATCGGGTGTCTCTACACCACCTTTGTGAATACACTGGAGTTGGTCGGGGTAGGTTGTCTCAAAACCCTCGTCATTTGGTTGCATTGCAAGAGGTGTCCAGTATTTTTCACGTCTGAAACGTTCTTCTTCGTGCATGAATTCTAAAATACCAGTCTCAGTATCGTATTGACACAAGGAAGTGTCGTGGCTTGAATTAATTCCAATGATTTTCATAATATATTTCCGTGTTTAAGATTCTGTTTTCTTTTTTTGTGCGATTTTCTCTTTGATTGCAGTGTTAACACGTTGCAAATCGACAACCTCGTGTGTTAGTTCTTCGAATAAACGTCTTTTCCCTTCTTTAAAACCACTTCTCCAAGAAAAAAAGACACATGCACCAATAAAAACCAAGTGTATGAGTAATAAATTTGTTTCCATTATACTATATAGTCCTCGGGTTTATCTTGTTTAGTTTTTTTGGTGAATTTACTGACTGTCCACTCGGTGCAGTCATGTTTTTGCCAATAAAAATGTAGGGTCATAAACAACGCACCCCACAAACCCAGTGAAAAGATATATTTAAATATTGTCCAAGGTAATAATATTAATTCTGTCATACAATCGTCCCAAATAAAGTTCTTAATAAGAGTGCAACACCGACCCCGTTTAGTAGTATGAGTGCTCTATCTTTCCATAGGACACCTACCACTAACCAACCCGTGACACCAATCAACGAGAAACA